GACTGCTTATTTTTTTCGTGTGCAGCATCTGTTCTCTCAATAAAGGCATGGCTCTTAAAGTAGGGGTTAAATTGAAAATCTGTAAAATGTCTTCTAGGGATTCTTTTGTAAGGAGTCATATTTAATATTATACTACAACAACTACTAAAATCAACAGTCTAGCTTTTTGTCAATTCCCAGATTTGATAGGAATCTTTCTGGGTCAAATCTCCAGTTATCCTTGGCAAATGAGGTCATTATTTCCATGCATGCATCCTCATATGATTCGATTGAAATTAAAGGCTTTAGCTTTAATAGGGTTTCTGTAATATCAATATAATTTGTTCTTAAAAATGTAGGATCCCCAGCTTGATTTCTCTTGAATACCTTTTCGTTAATTCTTCCATTTGGCTCATATAGCCTAACCGTTAAATATTGCTTTGCAAATCCCCAGTCCTTATACATATTATATGCTTCTGCTGCTTCAATGGCATTAGGAAAGAATATAATTGATCTTGCTGGTTCTTCCCCGTCTCTTGCAATCGTAAGCATGTACGCATCACTTTTTTTACTGGCTACCGTTTCAAGATAATCTTTAACTACATCATGATGTTCTTGCTTTAGCTGGCCACTCATTATGTCCATCCCATATTAAAGTGTTCTCTATATTCTAGATAATCAATTGCGTATGGGTCTACCCACCAGTCTTCATGCCATTGTCTTACAACTAATTTGTAGCCAAGGGAGGACAGGATTTCTCTTTGAGCTTCTCTCATGCCCTTATTGTTATATTCAATTTGTGCATCATGTTCAAAAGTTATTATAGAATATCTGTACTTGCTCAGAGGCACTGCTAATAGTCCATGCAATGTTAAATAAGGATTTCCTACAGCATTTCCTTGCTGGGTATACCCAGCATCTATATCTACTTGTAGATAATCAATTTGTTTTGGAAAGTTGTTTTCTTCAAAGTAAGACAGGTAATTAAAATGTGTGGCATCTCCAAGGATACACGGGTTCTTTCTGTTTGCAACAAATTCTGCATGTCTTTGCTTGTCTATCTCAAATGAGACGCCGTTCCAATTATAATCTGTTTCTAAATGATATGTGTTGCTTCCTTGCTTAGAATCAAAAGCACCAAGCTCTACATAAAAACCATTTTCTTTATTTTTGAGTAGCTGGGTGACAAATCTTTCTTGACCGCTAGTTCCTTTATATTCCATTTATTTCTCCAAAAACATCTTTATTTAAAGACACAACTTCATTTAGTTTATGCTTTACAAACATTGTAGACATATATCTAGTTATATTATCTTGAACTGGAAGCGTTCCGTGAAGTATTTCTCCTCCATGTAAAAGCAATGACCCTGCAGCTGGTTTATGAATTATTTTAAGATCTGGATAATTTAGTTCTCCACCCTTATAGTCATCGTTATAGTAAATAACTACACCATAAAAAATTTTTTCATCGTTAATTCTATGGCCCTCATGATCGTCAGTATGCTCTCCTAGGGCATCGTTTATCAAGTATCTTTGTAAATTTATTCCAGTCACTTGTACGTAACCAGTAAACAATCTACAGACTCTATCATAAATCTTAATAAACATTGGGTCTTCATTTATAAAACTGCTATTTAAAACTTTATCTTTCCAGAAATCGTAAGTAATGTTTTCTTCATGCCAGTCTGAATCGCCCCTTGCTTTTATAAATTGCATTACCTGATCAAGTTCTTCTTTTGTTAAAAAGTTTTGTATTTCATAAACTTGATCAGATAACTTTGCAATTTTATAATCTGGCAATGGTTAAATCATTCCTGATTTTGTTCGTGATAGGCCTTGATATATTCTTCTGATGGTCCTCCTGGACCTCCAACAACATACCCATCAACAAAAATGAATCCAGGAGTAATAAACTTCTCTCCCGATTTCATGATATGAACTTGGTGCTTGTATGGATCTGTGGACGGGAATATCAATGCGCTTCCAGCCTTTGGCTTTGCAGTAAATGTAACCATGTCTTTTGTTCTTGGATCTAGCGCATCATCTGGTGGTCTAAGATGACCATTCATTTCTAATCTCAGATCTTCTGGTCTGATAACGAATGATATCTCTCCGCCTTCGTAGTCATCATTCCAATAAATAATAATCGACCACTCTAAGCTGTTATCTCCAGCCTGTCTATCAAAGTGTGCGCCCATTGCACAACCTTCAATATATTTTTGGATACCTACAAATGGTGATACGTTTGGAACTCCCTTAAGTCCTCTGTCAACAATAAAAGATTCTGATATATTTTTAATAGCATTTCTAATTGTTGATATTATAAAGTCTACGTCTTTTCTTATATCTTCATCTAAATTTTCTACTTCAGAAAGATTAAAGTCCTTTTTCTTTCCGAAGATGTTACCGTCTCTGCTGCTTGAATTCCAGTTTTTCCAGCTTGGAATAACCTTGTGAACTCTTTCATCAGAATCTAGCTTATTTATCAAATCAATAATTGCTTGTGGATTCTCAATTACATCTGAGTACATGTAAACATTTTCATGTAATTTTTCTTCTAGCTTCATTAGTCGTTCTCCTCTATTTTGTATTTATTTCCGTATAGATCTATTCTGTATCCTTCTTTTAATGCATCTTGCCATTCCGACTTTATTACTTCTTGCTCTTCTCTAATCTTTTTCATTTCTGCATCCCAGGCATCTATTGTTTCTTGAGGATATGACTCTGGTGACCGATTATCCCAAAATGATCCGAGTGTATATCTTATGCCAGAAGTTATCATTGTAACCTCATGAGTATTATCAAAGCCACCTGCAAAAGATGCAAGTGTGCCAGTCTCTGGAACTAGTGTATGGTTTTGTTTATTAAATATTAGATTGCCACCTTCAAAATCATCATTTAGATACAAGAAAGCTGCGTATCTACTTCTTTCAAACGGGCCTGTTTTTCCTTCTAAATCTGTATTGTCAGAATGCTCTTTAGCATAAGCTCCTGGCTCCCACTTTTGAGCATGAAATCCAATTTTATGAATATCAGATGAAGAATTTCCATGCACCTCAGCTACAGCATCAATAATTCTATTTTGAAGAACTGAAAAGAAATCTGATGGCAAGCCGAACTGCTCTAGCTCTTCATCCCCGTCTTGGGGCAAAACTGATGAGTATGATTCATAGAAAGTGATAGGTGTCCAAGATAGTTTTTCATTTGCAACCTGCGCCTCTAAAACATCTATAACTTTTTTAGATTCTTCTTTTGTTAAAAAGTTTTTAAATACTAAAATGTCTGGCGTTAATCTTTCTGAAGTACTCATTTATTTATATCTCCATCTAGTAGTATTCTATGATATTTTTTATTTGGATCTGGTTGGTTTTCTCCAGTATGCTCTAAGATTTCCCAGAAAAATGGACAAGTGTATCTTATAGCACCTTTAATTTCAGTTACTCCGTGGATATAATTCATATCGCCTGGGAAAAAATAAGCTGCTCCCTTTTTAGGTTTAAATTGAACTCCCTGTAGTGGAAAATATAATTCTCCACCTTCGTATTCATCATTTAAATAAAATAAACTTGAAAGATCATAATAAGGAAAATCATTTGGCATTCCAATATCTGGCAGCTCGTGAAGCTCTTTGTCGGCATGAGGCTTTTGAAATTGGCCAGGAAGCCAGCGAACAATTGTTGTGCCTGTTGGAGTTACTTTAACTTTATAAAAATCTTCAACAATAGGCTTTAGCCTTTCAAACAAACCTTGAAGAACTGGCCTAATTGCTGGGTCATTTTTGTCTAAAGAAGGGCTTGTGCAAACTCTATCTTTCCAGTAGTTAGCGTCGTATACAGTTGTACCATTTTCATTTACATGGCTTTCTGTTACATCCCAAATAGTAATCTTTCTGGCAGCTGATTCGAGAAACTCTATCTCTTCCTCGGTCATAAAGTTTTCTATCTCAACTATCATGTCTTTGCTTGACCCAAAAAACCCAGAAGGGGTTAAGGAAGGGGTCTTGTATACGACTGAAGCGTCTTGATTTGTCTGATTCATATTATTATTATATCATTTCTTATTGCCTGAAGTAAGGTCTGTAATCTTCAACTTTAAAGACTTAACCTCATGATGGCCGCTTCCCATAGGAGTGCCATCGTAATCTACTGCATCCCTATAAAAATTTGTAAATTCGCCTGCCTGAGTAATTTCGTCCCAAACCTTTAATCTTTCATTTCTACGTTTATGCTCTAAATCTGAAAAAACTTTATCTTTTATTTCAAGCTCTACATTTTGATACTCTGACAAAGATATGGGAATAAATGTTGCTACAGGCATACCTGCTGGAATTTTAATAACTGTATTTGGTCTTGTTATTTTCCATGCAATTGGTATTCCTTCTGTCAAAACAGATGTTGAAATAATTGTTGTAAACGGAGTAGCTCCATCTACAAAAAAATTAGGAGGAACTATTTGAAGCATTGAAACATTTGGATCCGTCTCAAAGAAAAACCCAGAGTAAAAACTAATTGTGCCATTTGCTCTTTGGCCAGTAGCGACTTGTGCTGGATCCGATATTATCTTTACATGATCTGGAGTCGTATCTGAAATACCATCCCAACTGAACTCAATATCATCTAAAAATGAGATTGACCAACCAATTGTATTTGCCAAAGAAACTGGAAAACATTTGTATGCATGGGCATTTAGAGTTTCATCCATCCAGTCTCTTTTAACTTTAGTTTGTTCTATTTTAGACCTAGTATGTTTATTTTTATAGGCTGTTATTTTCATTGATTTCGTTATCCCATTTTGGATCATACATCTCTTGAGTATGAAATTTTTTACTATAATCAAGCATAGTTACTATAGAATATTTTGTTCCTTTGGTTACAGCTTTTGCTTGATGAGGGTACATAAAGTTAGATGGGAAAATATAAAGGTCTCCAGCTCTTGGCTTAATATCTAGGCCCTGAAGTCTAAAATACAATCCTCCATCATCATAGTCATCGTTAACATAACCAACCAAGGACACAACGCAATTATAAGAATATCCGTGGTCTTGGTGCTCCATAAAATGTTGGCTTTCTCCATATTTAATAAAATTAAAAGCTTCCCAATATTTAAGCTCCATTATATTGTGTGCTTTGCAATAGTCTACAACTGCTGGATATTGAACATCATACACATCCTGCCACAATTCTTTTAGCTTCATTGCATCTTCACTTTTATCTAAAGCAATATCACTTTTTTTAAATTTAAAATCTACACAATCTCTATAGTCTGGCATTAATTGCTGATATCCAACATAAGCTGGCTGGAAAGTATATCTTTTTTCTTTAGTTCCTACTGGCCCAACAGAACTTTCAAGCCTATTGATAATATCAAGTTCTTTTTTAAGTACGTCTCTATAAACAAATATACCTGGGGCTAGCTGCTCTTTGCTGCTCCAAGTAGAGGCTATGCTTTTAGTTTCTGTTGTCATTTATACTCTCTCTTTTTCCAAATTTTTGATTTATAAACTCCACCGTCAGGCTGACGATAAAATTTTGCATTGTCTATTAATCTTTTTTGCATTTCGTTTACACTTAAAAACTCTATATCGTGATCCCAGTCTTCTCTTTTAAACGGTAATATTTGTAAAAATGGGGTGCCTTTTGGCACTGTTCCTTCCCAATCCTTTGCAATAAAAAATGGAAATGTTCCTAGTAGATGAACCTTATCTGTATCTACAACTCCGCTTGTATTCAAAAAGGGTAAGTCAAATCTGTTCATAGGTGTCATAAACAAAGCGCTGTATCCTTCTGGAACCTGAATGCCCCACTCTGGGTACCAAGCAAAATGCTCTTCGTAGTACCCAATTGGAGATGGAAACTGATCCATTGGAGTTCTTTCTGAAACAAAACCGATATGCTTTTTATCTTTTACGTCAACTCTTATTTTGCCATATTTGTCTTTTTTAAATTCTAAATCGCACGGAGTGCTTAATACATATCCTGTCATAAAAGCATCTAGTATAGCTGGACAAGCTTTCCATGTTGGAATTTTACCATAGTCATTTGATGTTCCTTCTCTTGGAACTGGACAAATTTCTTTTGTTGCCTTATAGTATTCTCCGTTTGGCATTTTTGCAAACCTATCCGCTTCTTTATACCAATCTGGTATAGTACTCTGTGTAGGCTTGGGCAAAGATGAGCTAAACTTATTTAGCCATGGTCTAAATGGCTGAAATAATATTTTAATAAGTTTCTCCAGTCTCTTCTTTATGATAAAGATCATTATAGTCCATCATAACAACTACAGAGTATTTTGTTCCAGAGGATACATTTAAAGAAGCATGCTCATAAACAAAGTTAGAGGGGAACAAAATTATGTCTCCCGCCTTTGGTTTTAATGTAAGATTATGGCGAGGAAATTCAATTTCTCCACCTTCATAATCATCATTTAAATAAACAACTGCAGATACTGTACATGTGTAATAAGGACCATGATCAGCATGTATCTTAAAGAATTCTCCTGGCAAATACTTTACAAAGTTGAATGCTTCTTTGTAGTTAATGGTAAAATTCCACACTGATTCATAATGTCTTAATGATTTATTTAAACCTACATCAACAATATCGTAGCATTCTTTTAAAACATCGCTGTCAGAAATATATTTACCCAGCTGATCTTTTTTAAATTTTAAATCATAGCAATTTCTAGCGTGAGTAGTTCTTTCTTTTCCATTAACTTTTGCGCCATGCCATTGAATTCCGTTTTTGCCTAAAGATATTTCTTCTTCAAGCATAGTGATTACTCTTTGACAGTCTTCTTGACTTATTGCATTTCTATAAAGGTTTATGCCGTAGTCTAGGTTCTCAACAAGTATATTATCGTCAATTTTTTTTGACTCAACTCTTGAACTTGTTTTTTCAATTCTTGGTAGGTCGTACCATTCCATATTATCTCATTTCGACTATGCAATCTTATCATACTTTTCTAGAAAAGAAAAGTATTTATAATCATAAATTTACAATTGATTAGTATCCGCCCCAGCCACCGAATGATGGGAAGAACGGTGGGAAGAACGGTCCGAATGATGGGAAGAACGGTCCGAATGATGGGAAGAACGGTCCGAATGATGGTGGGAAGAACGGTCCGAATAGTGGGAAGAATGGGAAGGACGGGCCCTTAAAGAATGGGAAGTATGGTGGGAAGAACGGTGGGAAGAACGGTGGGAAGAATGGTGGGAAGAATGGTGGGAAGAACGGGAAGAACGGTGGGAAGAACGGTGGGAAGAATGGTGGGAAGAACGGTGGGAAGAATGGGAAGAACGGTGGGAAGAACGGCGGG